CCAGCCTCAACTTGTCGGATGATTTCGGCATAGTGGCGATTCTCTTTGTCCAGCGGAACTGCTACGGCATCGCCATCAATCACCGCAGTGATAGATACGTTTTCGCCATTGCTCTTAGAATATTTTGGATTTTCTATTTTCATCTATAACTCCGCATCAAATCTTAAAAACTCAGCAGTTCGAAACTGCGCTATATGACCAGCCGATGCCGACGTAACATCACAATTTCCAATTTGGGCAAAGAAAGCTCCAGAGGCTGAAGCGGATATATTTACCGCAGTTGCACTACCCGCTGTTGCGGTGTTTGAATTTGATTTGTTACTAATGCTAATGCTTGTGGCCTGCATGGTGAGGCTGGGAGCCGCCCTCATATTTGGATTGAATTGCTCTGAAATTTCAATATTAGTGGAACCATTATAAATGCCATAACTGCCAGCACCGCCTAATCTGAGGTATCGCTGGCAAGCCAGCAAATCATCTGCAAAGAACCGATGCTCGAAAGGAGTGACAGAACCAAGTTCCAGCTGCAAGCCAGTAATTTCTAATGTATTATCTGTTGAAGCAAATAAACTACCTATGCCGGGAGCACGATTTGCGTTCGTAATTGAGTCTAAAGCATCATCGTTGATTGTGCCTCCAGTATATGTGCTGCCAGCATGAACCCAAAAATTTACACTTAATTCATGTGAATTATCATCGTCAATTTGAGTGCTGGATGCCGCTGGCACAGTCATTGTATATCTAGCCCAAGATGTGCCTATAGTGTGCAACTTGCTAATTTGTCTGTTTGTGCCATTTACAAAAAGTATTTCTGAAGCTATTGCCCTGCTTGCATTAGACTTAGCATAAAAAGATAAGGTGAAAGCATTTGTAGAAGTGCTAGTTGCTGTCAAGCGTTGCACATTTTGGCCTTCTAGGTTTTGTTGAATAACCAATGCTTCACCAGCGGCAATGGATGTGTCTGCTGTTGTGCAGTCAAGTTTTAGTGCATTGGGGAATCCTTCTAAATCAGTGACAGTTGATTGTGACATCGTGAACCGACCTGCTGACGTAGCACCAAGCGATACATTAAACCTGTCTACAGCAAAATATCCATTAGCTGCGCCTAATCCTGTGGCTGACGTGGCCCGTTGCGATATTTGCATAGAACCATTATTCACCATGTTTCTGTGACTTAGCGCGTGTGCGCCAGATACAGTGCCCCCCGCAGTCACATTGCCGACCACTGTTACATTTGTAGTTCCTGTTGGTATTTCCAGAACATCAGCGTCAGCATCGTTTTTGATGGTGACATCGTTTGTTGAACCTTGCCCTGTGAGGATAAGACCCTCTGCCGCTGTGTAGCCGATAGCAGCATTGTCGCCAGCACTGGTGTCAGCCGTGGCCTCTACCGTACCACCAGTAATAACGCCTGTAGTGGTGATTGCGCTAGAACCATTGTCTATTGCGCCAAAGCCGGAAGTGATGCTGCCAGAGTTAAGCGCACCAGTTGTAACAATGTTGGAGTCTCCTGCCGCTGGTGCTGCGGATATGTCAGACAACACTTCAGAAGCAGAACGCCCTTCAATAGATGTACCGTCAATACGTAGAAAGTCATTGTCGGCAGCACCGCTGGTAAACACAGGCAGGTTGCCATTAGATATACCAGTAGACAGAGTAGCCACTGTAGTAATCGCTGTGCCATTTAATGTCATGGCGTCAGCTTCAAGCGTTCCATCAATGTCAGCATCGCCAGATACATCCAATGACCCAGCATCAAGTTCGCCTGTAAGCGTAATATTACGGAAGCTGGCTACATCTTTGTTAGCATCTGCTGTGACTACTTTACTTGCAACCACTGTACCTACAGCAGCACCCGTGTCGCTATAATTAAGTTCAGCCGCTGTTGACGTGACGTTAGTGCCGCCGATGTCAAGCGTAGTCATTGACACTTCACCAGCTACAGTGAGTACGCCATCTGCTACCGTCATTAAATCCGTGTCGTCCGTGTGACCAATAGTAGTGCCGTTGATAACAACGTCATCAATGTCCAGTGATCCACCAGTAATCAAGCCCGTGGTTGTGATTGTTGAAGACCCTGTATCAATCGTACCAAACCCACTGGTGATAGAACCAGAGTCAAGTGCGCCTACAGTGGTAATATTGGAAGTTGTATCGAGTGCGCTTTCAAAGAATGTTTCAAAGTCAGACAGTGCAACTTGCTTCATAGTTCCAGCATCGTTAACAATCAGCCTGTCAGCAGCAGCAAGTGTAGTTGATGTAGCTGTCGTGTCACCATCTATTAAGTTTAATTCTGCGGTTGTAGCAGTAACACCATCAAGGATATTAAGTTCTGCAGCAGTGGATGTAACATTGGTGCCACCAATATCTAGTGTAGTTACAGACACTTCTCCAGCAACTGTAGCAATACCGTCTGCTAGTGTAATTAAATCGGTGTCATCAGTGTGACCTATAGTTGTGCCGTTGATAATTACATTATCTACAGTCAAAGTTGTTAACGTACCAACTGACGTAAGATTAGGCATTGCCGTAATTTCGTCATCAAAATAGGCAGCTAAGTCTGTGACCGCCACCTGTTTCATAGTTCCTGCATCGTTGAATACAACACGATCCGCATCAGCTACAGTGGTAGATGTAGCAGAGGTGTCGCCATCAAGAATGTTTAATTCTGTTGTGGTGACCGTAGCACCATCTAGTATCTCCAGTTCAGCTTCAGATATACCAGCACTACCGATTGTTAGTGTGCCGGATATATCTACGTTACCGTTAATGTCAATGGTAGTGGCAGCAATTTGTACTTCAGAATCAGCAACCAGATCAAGCTGTCCATCTGTGCTTGAGTTAATGTAGATGGCTGTATCACGGAACTGTAGTTTTTCTGTGCTGGCTACAAGTATGTCATCCGAAAATTCAAAGTAATCTTCGTCTTCCATCCATTTGAGTACACCGTCACTTGTCTCACCGTCGAAGGTAATCGTGATGTCTGTGCCTGATGTTCCCGCGCCAAACGTAAGGGTGTTGCCCAACAGCTTTGTAATCGGGCCACCCTCTGCGGTAGTCCCATCGTGTGTGTGTCCTGTGCTGGCGGCGAAAGCAGCTAGTAGCTGATTAAACTCATCGTTGGTGTGAGCAGCGGTGATGGTATCGCCGTCAGTGTAGGATGATTGTCTGGTATAAGTAGCACCCATCTAACGTCTAGCTCCTGTTTGAAATTCTAGTTGAAACCCCTTGAGAGAGTAGGGAGCGGTAGTACCCCCATCGTTTACTCGTAAAGCCACAGCAAACCCTGACCCCTCTACGGACTGCCTGACTAGGGGCTGAGATACACCCCCATAAGTTCCCGTCCCGTAACTAGCTACACCATACGAAGCAACAACATCGCTGGAATCTAGGGGATACGCTGCAGGACGAGGTGCATCCGGGGATTCATAGTCATACCTAAGAAACAAATCGGCGTCTATTGTAGAGTCCGGTTTGTAGTTTACGATAACACGCTGCATGTGCTTACGTATGCCAGCGTCACCAAATGTGAGGTCTGGCCCACGATACTTGCCTAACACAGCCGTGCCATCGAAGTCACTACCAGACTCTTGTCTAAATATATATCCTGTAGAATCCGCACCGTGTAAAACAATGACGTTACCATCGTCTACAAATGTATCCGTGCAAGCGGGTTTTATTCCGCGCATTTCCGAAAACTCAAACTTCTGTCCCTTCATCACGCAAATTACCCCTTTGGTAATTGTTTCTGCAACAGTGGCTTTAGTAAAAAATATACGGTACTGTGTTTTGTCGGGTATTACGAGACTTTGAAAGCTGGCTGAGTCTGCAATGTTTTCATTGAAAAGGGACTGCACATTTGAACTTATAGTGCCCAACTCCACGTCACCAATCCTTGCTGTACCTGCGACTGTACGCAACCCGTCAGGACCAAGAAAGATGAGGTCACCAGCAAATTCTTGAATAGTGAAACCATTTAAGCAGCCAATGTTACGAGTAACTGGTACGACAGCAAAATCACTAGAACTGCTGCCACCAACTTTAAATATCCTGTTTTCACAAAAAATAAATAGATTGTCACGAAAGACTTTAAGACCTGTAACGGTGTCATCAACTTTGATACTTCCTGCACCACTGCCGCTAGAAAATGCGTCTTCGTCGAATGGCTGGCTAAACACTACTTCTTGTGGTGTACTAGACTTACCAGCGTAGAACATGTGGTTCTTGAATGCCGCTACAAACTTGGAACCAGCAACGCTACTCTCGCTTACATCTGTAGCAGAGAACGAAGTGTTAAACACGGTAGGTGCGTTGGCTTGGTCAACCACAATCATCTTGTCGTTGCCATCAAAATTAAACCGCTCGAAGTTGTACTTCGCTGCACTGGTGCGTCCACTGTCGATGCTTGTCCAGCTAGACCCTCCGGGAGTGGCTTGAAATATGCTAGTGCCTCGTGCTGCAACTACTTTACTTGCGAATGAAGCAACTAGCAGAATAGGTTCAGAAGAGTCTGCTGTTTGCGGAACCACGCCCGTCACATATTTTGAAAATCCTTTGATACGCTTATATCCGCCCTCTACGTCAGGTTCGAAGTTTTCTAACTCTAAGGCTTCTCCCGGTTGCATCATAAATGTAGAGCGGTTCTTTATCAGACCGCCTTCACAGTTGAATGCCACAGGTTGTGCTTGAGATAGATCAGCCAATTACACAGCCCTCATGTAGTTTTTGCGGTTGAGAAGCTCTACCTTCATACGCTTGATACCGTCGTCATATTCTTTCAAAGAAAATTGTGCAGACTGCACGTCTGATCTAAACAGATGAGTGTAGTATTTTGCACGAGAAATTATCACTGGTTCGAACCGTGTCGGAATAATCGACGTATCAGTCGCCGAAGATAGATCAGTATGAGAAACGTAATAGTCGAACTCCAGTGTTCTGTTGCTGGTGTCAGGTATGGGCGTCAAGCCAATCTCGTCGTTGTATGTGGTGTACACAAACTCAGGATCAGCAAACTTGTCAGTGTCTAGCCGATTGTCACGTTCTCTGTATCTTTCGTTGTATTCTTCGTAGGACAGATACTTTAAGGGTATAGGTTCTATGTTTTCGCTTAACTCAATGAGCTTGACATACGCTGCGCTACCTGCTGCTTCAGTAAATGACACGAAGTGTGTAATTGCTGTGGCAGTGAATGTGGTTTCGTTTAGGGATACTTCGTTGGCATTTGATACGGTCAACGTGGCAGATTTAGTTTGTGATCCCCCAGAGCTAGTGCCTACATCCAAAGTGAGGGTGCCACCGCTTGTTTGTGTTAGGATTATATACGAACGACCTACAATGAGGTCAGATATTTCTTGTGTTACTTTTGCGCTGGTAAGAAGCAAAGTGTTACCAAACTTAGAACTTGCAGCAGGACTACCCGACACTGTGGTCCATCCTGTTATGCTTGCAGACCCCGACACTTCGTACGTGCCGTTGGTTATGTAGTTCTTGGGTTTCAAGAACATGTTGTCGTAGTCTACATACTTCAGGGTGGATGCTATACTTGCATGGCTATACAGTTGTTTACCAGCTATAACATCTATGGAGCCTGTTGCTTGTGTAAAAGGCCAATTAAGTTCTGAATTAATTAAGTCAGTAATAGAACGATTTACGTAGTCTTTGACTGTGGTCTGCACTCCACGCGAAGAACCGAAGTTAGAGCTTGTCAACTCTACCTCGTTGAAATCACGTAGAACATTATTAACTAGGGTGAGGTATGTGCTTGCCATATCAGTAGCCGTTAAGTTTCGCTATCAAGATCTTCAAGTGCATCAAGCTTGTCTTGAGCATCCGCCCAACTAGCGACTGCCTTGTCCATCTCCTCAAGCAGTTGCGGGTGTTCCCCGATAGCTGCCGGGTTTTTTGTGTAATTTGTGTAAATAAACAACGCATCTTTCTTTTGAGCTTCATACTTGTGTTTAAGTGCTTCATAAGCAAGACGTTTCATAGTGCTATCCTCGTACAACATTATACACCTTTATACTGTTATTGGCAAGAATTATTTTCTTGACTTTTCTATCGCTTCGAATGTTTCACGTAGTGTAGGAGGTTTTTCGTGTTTAGGGTCGTACTTACATTGTATCTCTCGTGGGTAGTATTCTCCCATGTTGATCCAAACACTATCCACCGTATTGTTAGGACCATGATATATACAAAGCCTTTCTCCGTCTATGTTGTTGCATCCCTTCAGTCTGCACGTTACGTACTCAGGCCAAGTTTCTGCGTTAGCTGCCAAGCCCTTGAGAAACAATACAAAACCAACAATAAGTCCTGTACCTACACAGCCCATAATTATCCACGCTACTACCTCTACAAACTTACGGCGGCGTTGTCTTTGTTTGTACAAGGTTTCTTGGCGTTGCTTGCGGATGGAACCCTCCATCTTTACCAACTCATCCCACTTGGACTTACCCATCGTCATGCCAATCCACTGTTGTAGTTCGTAGCGTTGTTGTTGGGCTTTCTGTTTAGCAGCGAATGTTTCTATTGCTTCTTGTTCTACAGACTTACCTGCAAACAACTTTTTGAAAATGGGCGGGTTCTTCGCTTCCTTCTCAAGCATGTCCAAGTCAGACATGGCACCCATCCAACGGGATAAGTCAGACGCCATCGACTCAATGTCACGACCTACTTGGAACCCCTTCTTTATAGCTCCAAATGCGGCAGATGCGGTAGCCATTGCACTGATTGGGTCCATTTACGCTGCTTTCTGTAGCGGGTTATTCGCATGTACTCCCATCCACTTACTCCACTCAGCGTAGTAGTGTCTCATTCCTACTTCGTCGTGGATAGTTCCGTTTTCGTGTCTGCCGTGCAATATGTTGCGAGGTTCAGTTCCGGGCCGCATTGTTGTGCCCTGACCCGCTACCCCAATTAAGTCTTCATGCAGATTACGACCAAACGGTCCCCATATTGAGTTGTGGTGTTCGATGCGTGTGTTTCGTTCGGTTGGTGTGTCGTTTTTTAATCCGTAGCCACGAAACTCAATCAGCACTTTGTCAGGACCAAGTGGAGTTACGCTGTCGCTGCGGTATGCACTGCCTCGCAAGTTAAAGTTGTAGCCGGGAAACAAGTCTACCATGTACCACTGATTTGGTGGCAAGTTGGGAAAAGACAATTCACCCCTGTCGTCAAACCCGTCGTATTCTTCGTAGTTGACTGTAAAGCTACTTACGTTTACGTGGCCGTTATCAAACGGTATATTTTTTCTAGCGAAGTATTCATCGTTAAAGCCCGACACACGGTTAAAGTAGTGCATGAAGTCGTGGTAGAACTCACTGTTAGTATCATGCCACAGTTTGTAGTTTGTACCTATAATGGCTTTGTGGTAGTGGAATACCTCTAGTTCTTCTGCATCAATAGCATCAGCAATACAATCAAACGCTCCACAAGTCCACTCCTCTACACTCATGTCTGGGTTCTTGTTTAGCGTAACCCACACCATGCCACCATGCTTTACTTCGCAGGGCAGTTCGCCCCAGCCTCGTGCGTGATAGCACAAAGATATGTCGTTACCTGAAGGGGATGTAACACCTTTGTTTAAAAATGACCTATAGCCATTGTCAAATTTAACAGTGATTATATTTTGCCCAGCTATCTGTGCAGTCCTGTAGCTTCCTATGTGTTGCATTTCACTCTTGTGAAAGCAGGGAACCCACACCCTTGAAAAGATGTTTGTTAATTCTTCTTCGTACAGGCTTTGGTCAGAGTAGATAAGAGAGTTTACATATTCTAGGTTAGGTCTTTTAGTCCAGTTTTTGTGATTACGTGGTGGCATCAGTATACCTTTACGTTACCTTCCGTTATGAACTTCGGCACACAGTATGCCGTCAGGAGATTGCCTTGTTTGTGTAGGGTTTGTGCGTACCAGACGCATTCGTTGAGGTCTTTGAAGTGCATGTCGTTGCTGACCAACTTTTTGTCATCTCCTACGCCCACAAAAACAAACAGGAGAAAGACGTGGGTCATCACGTACGTCTAGGACGCTTATATTTACCCTTAGTCATGCGATCAAATGTTTCTGGAGCTATAGGAGCATCATGCTCTGTGTATTCATACGTGTATGTTTTACCGTCTACTTCTTCTTCTCTTTCAACAGAACGACCACGAATAACAGCTTGTCCTAGTGTAAAGGGAGTCATATTTTTTTCTCTTTCCCTTTGTTCTTTTTTGTTTTTTTCTGCGGAGTCTTGGGCATAACGTGGTGTTTGGTATCTCATCACAACTCTCCCGTCTTCATAGCCTCTGCCAATTTAGTGGCCCGTGATTTTACTTGACGTGCCCAACGCGAGTCGAGCATCTCGATTGATGCGGTATCGAAATCCCCTGCCTCTACTGCTGCCCACATCTTCTTGAACTTACACAGACGCGGTACACCCATGTTGAATGCCATGTCCATCAAGATAAGTTGCCGTGCAGCATCTAATTTGTATACACAGGGGTGCGCTTTGCACAGTTCCTTCTCTACGATCTTTATGTCATTTGTAGCTAGGTACTTGGCGTCTGCTTCGTTTATGCCGTTTGTGTACACGATAGCCATGTTAGGTATGTCCATGTACTCCAGTTCTTCTGGAGTGATGCCACGATCTTTGAGGTTACGCCCTATGCCTATAGTCTCTATACCCAAACTGTCTTTGTACACAGTGAGGACCATACCCTCATGTTCAATCAGTTTGTACAGGAATGTGTTTCTGTCGTATTTCATTTCTTTATCGTATGCGTGTGCATTCATCGGGTTTTTCTCCACTGGGTAACCTCCCGTGTTTTCCATCTTGAACATAGACATCTATACTTCTTTTGCTCCTACTACAGTGCATTTGTAAGTTATTGATTTCCAATCGCCGTCTATGGGTAGCTCTTCGTGGAGTGCTTGCATCTCAATACACATGGGCTTCTCTTCGAACCACTGTATTGTTTGTGTAGCACAAGTCTCTAAGGAACAAACTGTCAGC